TTTCGTCCAACCCAATCCACTCGGGCAGAACGGGTTTGTAGGCGTCGTCTTTGACCTCGATGTATTCGTTAGCCACGTTTCGCACTGTCTTCTCATCGCATCCAAGGTGCTCAGAAACGCGCTGGAACGTGTCACGCAGGCTCTGCTGCTGGATGTACGTCAGACATCGCTCCGTCATCCTACGAGCAGCATCGATGCCTCCCAACGGTTGCAGGAACGTGCCACCACAGTCTCGGCACTTGTAGCGCCGGACCTTGACCAACAGCCTGGCTGGGCGTCCCCACATGGGACAATCGAGGTAGGTCGTGTTCGTGGTGCCGTGCTTGTACAGATTGCCGACCACCCCGCACTTCAGGCAGAAGTCTGGGTCGACAGTGTATTCAGCATGCAGTTCATGGCCGAGGTCGTCCTGGCGCCTTTCGATGAGGCGCCAGTTCGGCAGGTCAAGGGTTTCGCTCATCCGGCATCATACAAAGCACATGCCACTATCGCAATGCCCAAAGAGGACGCCGTTTTGGTCGGACAGGTCAGCGTCCTCGAGAGGAATGCAGTCCGGATGGAGAAATGCATGCGGGTCTCGACGCCGAATCTCGCGGTCGAATCTGATGGCCTGGCCCCAGTCGGACGGCTTATTCTCCTTGATGTCCCGCCATTCCTCCTGGGTATGGTTCGGACAGTTCCAGCACGAACTTCTCGGTGGGTCGGGCCAGCCCATGCGCTTCACCAGCGCCTGACAGTTGCCCCGATTCATGCCCCGCTCAATGAGTGGATGCCTGTACCCCCACTTGGCTCCGCTAGCCTTCATGCGGTGCTTCTCGTCTGAGCTGATGCCAACCCAGATGTCTGCCGCCGTGCAGCCCTGTGCCGTTGCCCAGCGACGTACAACACGGGTTTTCCACTCGTTGGAGCAGTAGGTTGGCAGCTTGCCAATCTCGCCGCTCTGGTCGGTAAATACGGGCATAAGCAGCGTCTCCCCATCAGCACCCCCATAGAGGTCAACTGTTGCGAAATCGCTCTTTTTCACCCGGTGCAGGACGAAGCCGACCTTGGCCAGCTCTGGGGTTATGACCTCGTCCATATATTCCCAGGTCGTAGACTGCTCACGCTCGGTATCGACGATTACCGCAAGGTCAGGGCGAAGCTCGCCCAGCACGATAAGGGCCGCAATGGCAGCAGACTGCATACCACCACCAGACGACCAAATCTGTGTGCGGCCCATTTACTGGGTCCCTCCATCCAGCTGGCCGCAATGAGGGCAATAGGGGGAATCGTCTGGCTCCGCAGGGACTTCAGCATCCGCCCGTTTCGTGACCCACTCGGTGGTGTGGGGCATCATGAGTAGAGCCGAGTGCTGGAAGGTCGAATCAAGCAACTTACCCATGAGGTCACGCGCCCGAGCATACAAATCGTCCGATGCACTTGGGAAGCGCGGGTAGTTGACCAGGCCAACCACAAACCCGACTTCCTCACCGCCCGTGTAGATGAACGTCGTAGGCTCAATGGTTACACAAAGGCCCTGACGCATGCACTCCTGTCGTATGACGTGTTTTGCCACTTCGATTGGACCACTCATGTAAATACGGGCCCAGTATGTATCCGCCGAAATCAGTTTCATCGCCCACCCTTTCCACAAAATAATCCGGAATTAGAGTATACGACTAACTGGGAAATTCCACAAACTAATCCGGAGAGCCGTTTTTTCGAACTGGCTTTCAAGGCGTTGAAGCGGTGAGCCAACGAATTCCACTCATCGACGAGCCGGTTATATTTCTGGATCTGCGCGCGCAGTCGCCCTTCGGCGTATTCAGCGCGCGCCTCGGCCTCCTTGAAACGTGAGCGCGTCACGAACATGGCAGCAGCCCTTTCTGTTTGAGGATCGAACGTGTCTGGTGCATCGTGATCATTGACCGCCCTCCTGCTTCTGGCGCTGCATCTGGACGTACTGCCGGCGCTTTGCCAGATTCGCCCGATCAAGGCGGAAGCTCACGCAGGTTTCGCAATCCCACCCTACGTGCACGGATAGGTGGCCGTGATCGTGGCGCGCGAGGCAACGGCCCATGCCGAGGGCGACGTATTCAGGCGCGGCCTGCTTTACGCTGTACTCGTCGCACATGGCGCAGATTTGGTCATGGTTACGAATGGCGCTCATGCAGCCTCCAGCATCGCCGTGATGACGTCGCGTGCGGCCGGCGGCGCCACAGCGTTACCCAGCATATGTACGGCGTCCCGGTGCGCGGCCGGCAAAATGTAGTCGACCGGGAAGCCCATCGCGGCCCGGCATTCCTGCGCCGAGAACATGCGCATGCGATCTCCGTCAATGATCGCGTGGCGGTCACGGGTGGTGATGGTGCCGACGGGGCGCGCAATCGATCGTCCGCCTTTTTCGGCGCCGTAGTAGCTGCTGATGAAACGGTCGCCGTGCGCGGCGCGGCCGGCGGCAATGCGCGCGAGCGTGTTCGCAGCGCGGCCCGGCTTCTCGATCGGCTGCCAGCTCCCGGCGCCGAAATCGATGAAGCTGCTGGCCGGCACGTGCGGTCGCTTCGGCAGATCGATCATGAGCGGGTGTTTGGCTCGAACGCCCACGATGAACAAGCGCTCGCGGTGCTGCGGTGCGCCGTGGTCTGCGGCGTCGACGATCATCGGAGTCAGCGCATAGCCCAGCGCATCCATGGCGGCGCACCATGCCGGATACAGCGTCCAGCGCGTGAACTCCGGCACGTTCTCAATCACTGCAAACGCTGGCCGGTGGTGCTCGGCGGCCGACACGACAGCCCAAGCCGTAGACCGGCTGGCGTCGTGCTGCGGATTGCCGTTGGCCTTGCCGCGCGCCCTGCTGTGGCCTTGGCAGCACGGCGACGCCATCAGGATGTCGTGCGCTGGCACGTCCTGCCAGTTCGTTTGGTGCAGATCCTGGCATGCGTGCGCCGCGCCCGGATGATTCTGTGAGTGGATAGCGACAGCTGCCGGCCAGTGGTTCGCTGCCCACACGACGTCGACGCCGGCCATCTTTGCACCGGTGCTGAATCCGCCGGCTCCGGCGAAAAGGTCGATTGCTTTCATAATCAGATCCCCAGCGCGCCAAAAATGCCGTTCGGGCGCTTCTTTGCCATATCGACGAGATGGCGTGCGCGACGCTTGCGCAAGATGCGCTCGTACTTCTCCGGGTTCGCCTTCTCCTTTGCGTATCGCTGCGCACGGGTCTCACGCGGCTTAGGAGCGTCTTCCCCGCAGCCAATATGATAGATCGGAGCAAGGTCGCCGCGATGACCCGGGTGACGCCAGCCGATGATGCGGACGTTGACGTTGCCCGCCTTCCGAAGAAGCTGCACGTAGTGTTGCGCGCGACCACGGGTGACGCACAGTTTCTCGGCTAATTCGCGCGAGGTGTGCCCGGCCTTAAGTAGCTCCTTGACTTGCTCGACCCGCTCAGCGACGGTCCGCACCGGCGATGGGCGGCGGTTCGGGACATACTCCGCGTCCGTCTTCTGTCCAACCGCCCATACCGGCGCCGGCCTGCCGGTGCGCTTCTCGTAGGTGGTGATGTGGATGCGGTCCGCCTTGTGCATGCGGCGCATGTAGATCTCGGCGTTGCACCGGCTCATGGCGAGCAATGCGGCCAGCGTCGTCACCGTCTTTGGTCCGGACTTCAGGCACTCGATGATGCGCTGCTCTTGACGCTCGCCGCGCTCCTTCTGGTAGTCTGGGGCTCGCTTCTTCATTGGTCCTCCGTCAGTTAACCATCATTGCCTGTGCGCGGGCATACGCCCTACTCAGCACGCCAACCTCAACCGTCGGCAGCGACCGCACATACCACGCCAGCGCGGAGCGGATCGCCTGGTACTCCGTCGTGGTCAGGTCGAGTAGCTTCGTTTCACGCAGCCCGGCCTTCACGAGCAGGCTGTAGGCGCTGTGCACGATGTCGTAGAAGCGCTTCGATTGCGTCTGCACGGCGATGCTGGCCGCGGCAAGCAAGGTGATAGCCAGCGAGTTGTAGCCGGCGTGCGGGCAGGCGCCGCGCTTGGCTGCGTCGAGGTAGATCAAGGTCGGCAGCACAAGTTCGTCTGCCTCTTCCTTGCCGACGCGCTGCTTTCCGATTAGGCGCGCCATGGGGACGATGACGTCGCGGCTGGTGATGCCTCGGTTCTTGGTGCTCATGCCCTCTCCCTCACCTGATTCCGCAACATTTCCCTGATGGCCCGATCCAGCTTCACGTCCATTGGCATCCATCCGACCGATTCCCATCGGACGACCTCGTCGATGTCGCGGGGCGGTGGGCGCTTGGGGCGAAGATGGAAAATCCTCACAGGATCTTCATGACCTGATGCCCAACGAACCATGTGATAGGCACATATGCCATAGGACTCGCCGGTATTGCGCGAACGCAGGTGCGAATACTGCAGAGGCGAAATGATTTCGCACTCCATCCCATTCAGTTGCACATCGATGCTGAACCCTTGACCGATGCAGATTTGGCCGACCTTAAATTGCTTGCTCATGCCGCGCTCCACGCAGCTTGCGCTGCCCGCCGCTTGTCCGATTCAGTCGCGTCGACTGGAAGGCGCACGACGACCGAACGCGGCGTGTACGGGAACGTGATGAACTGGCGGCTGGTGAGGCGCTCGCCGTTCGGCTTTTCAAAGATCACGGCCTCGCTGTCGTACGCCTGCCCGTCGCCACCTTTGAACACGTGCGAGCAGCGCTTGTTCAGCCACAGCGGGCGGCCAGAGAGTTCCGTTACGTCGTCCCATTCGCCATCATCGCCAGTCAGCGGTCCGATCGGCTGAAAGCGCGCGAGCATGTCGAACAGTTGCAAAGCGGCCGATGCATCCGTGCCGCGCCGGCCCTGTAACGAGTAGACTCGGACCATGTCGAGCACACCCTGCGCCATCCACTCGTTCGCCTCGTCGCCGTCGAAGTAGCCGGCCGCGCGCAGTTCGCGTTCCGCGTACGCCTCAAGGTTGCCGTCGAAGTCGCACAGGATGCGCCATGCCAGGCTGATGCGCTGCTTCAGTTCTCGGAATAGTTTCATCAGGATCCCCTTGTCGTTGTTATGCGCCCGGGTCCACCGGGCATCCGGTCAATGTTCGGCCGCAAGCTCGCGCGTGATGAAGTCGATAGCCTGCTGGACGGTCTTGACCTGCTCCGCCTTCTCGTCGTCGATCTCGATAGCGAATTCATCCTCCATCGCCATCACGAGCTCGATTTCGTCGAGACTGTCGGCATTGAGGTCGTCGACGAATTTCATATCAGGCTGCAGTGCGTCGGCGTTGACGGCGAGTTGCATGGCGATGATGTTCTTGACGCGTTCTTCGATGTGATTGCTCATCCTGTTTTCCTCTTTGAGTGCTGTGGCTGGTTTGCGGTCAGTTCAAATCGCCACCACAGCGCTTGCAGACGCCGTGGGTGGTCGCGCATGCGGAGCACAGGATGTCCGTCGCCGTGCTCGAATACATCTGCGGTTCGCCACAACTGCCACACGGCTGCTCGGTGAACACCTGACCGGCCATGCGGGGAAAGTAGTGACATGCCTTACAAAGCTGCTGCTCGACACGACTCGCCTTCTCAGGGTCGGATTTGAGCTTTTCCGCAAGGTCGAGCGTGTGCTTGATCCGCTGCTTGGCCATGTAGGTGGCATGCTCCCGCGATGCCTTGTCGAATACCTTTTCTCTTCGTTGCATCCCGCTCTCCCTGTTGTCGTTGTGCTGCGGTCGGTGTGGCGTTAAAAGTCGCTGCCGGTCGACGACGATCCGCTGTCGTAGCTGCTCGAGCACGAATGGTCATGGCTGCCGTGGCTGTGCGATGGGTAATCGCTGCTCGAGTGCGACGAATGGCCGCTCGACGTGTCGCAGTGGCTGTGCGCCGTATGCCGAGGCTCGTCAGTCGTCGGCCAAATGCTGACCTGGTTGATCGGGTTCAGCGGCGACAGGTGGTTGATCGGGCTGAGCGGGTCGGTGTAGACGTTATTCGGGTTCAGGACAACACTCAGCGATGCCTTGCGCGGCGCCGCAGCGGCTCGGAAAGCCTGCGCCTTGCTGATGGCCTCCGCAGCTGCACGCTGGCGTTTATTCGCCGCCTCGATGCTTTCCTTGACGCGGTCCATACGCTCAGTGTGTTCCGCGCGCTCCTTTGCTTCCCTGGCTGCGCGGCGTTTTGCAAAAATGTCGAAAGGCCACATGCTCTACTCCCTTGTTTTGGTGGTGCGGTTATGCGCGTGTGCGCGAAATGGTCTAGTACTTCGTGTCACAGAAATTTCGATAGCCCGCTGCCGGTCTTACGCCTGTCCTCCGGTGCCCTCTGCACCCATCTGGCGCAGTTCTCGAATCGGGTGTACTCGCCCAGGTACGTGAGAGCGATGGTCCCCGGCTCGCCTTGGCGCACCTTCGGGAAGTTGACTTCGCAAAGGCCCTTGTCTTGTGAGTCAGGGTTGTATCGCTCGTCCCGGTACGGGAACATGATTACGTCGGCGTCCTGCTCGATTGCACCGGAGTCGCGCAGGTCGGACATCAACGGGCGCTTGTTTGGACGCTCCTCGACCTTCCTGTTCAACTGCGACAGAAGGAAGATGCCGATCTCAAGCTCCATCGCAAGCGACTTCAGGCCGCGCGTAATGCCTTCGATCTGCGTGTTGCGGTTGTCACCCTCGCCTTCCATGAGCTGCAGGTAGTCGATCATCAGAATGTCCAGGCCGCGCTTACGCTTGATGCCCTTGGCCTTCATGCGAACGTCCAGCAGCCTCATGCCGCCCTGGTGGTGCAGGTACAACTTGAGTTCATTGATGCGGATAGTTGCGTGCGTCAGGTTCGCCCAGTCCTGCTCTTCCATGCGCTGCGGTTCCATGATTCGATCCAGCGGGACTCGACCAATGGACGCTAGATTGCGGTCATGAAGCTCCGAGCGCCGCATCTCCATCGACAGAAACAGAACCGAGTAGTCGACGGCCATGTTGGTCGCGATGTTCATCGCCAATGCGGTTTTTCCCATCGACGGGCGGCCCGCCAGAACGATCAGGTTCCCGCCCCTTACGCCGCCATTCAGTTTCTTATCGATGTCGTCAAAGCCGGTGGGCATGGCCTTCGTGCCGCCCTCGTACCGGCTCTCGATCTCCGTGATGTGCGCGACCATATCGTCGCCGGCGCGCACCGGCTCGTCCGAGACGCGGGACTCGGCCAACTTCTCCAGGCGGGAACCTGCGGAGTCGAGCAGTTGAGCCGCGTCCGCTGGCGAATTCGCAGCTTCCTCCGCGACGTCCTTCCCGAGGGACATCAGCCCGCGCTTGACCGCCTTGTCGCGTACGATCGCGGCGTAGCGCCCGATGGCGGCCGACGACGGCGTGTTCTGTGCCATCTGGTTGAGGTACTTGCCCGGTTCGTTGATCTTCCCGTCGAGTGCTACCATCAGCGAGATGACGTCGCAGGAGCGGCCGGCGTTCAGTTGCTTGATCAACTCGGCAAAGATGACCTGATGGTCACCAAGGTAGAAGTGCTCGGCGCGCAGGTCGCCCATACGGTCGATGGCGTCGTTGTCGCGCAACAATGCGCCGATGACGCTTTGCTCCGCCTCGATGCTGTGCGGTGGGGGTTTGATGTCGTTCATGCTGCCTCCCCGAACAGGCCGGCCTGCTCTGGCTGGACTGGTTCAGCCGCGAACAGCTGCCCTTGCGCGTACGCTTGCTCGATCCTTCGGCATGCCGCGTCAAAGTACTTCTTCTCCCGCTCGATGCCGACAAAGCCTTTGCCAGCCATCGCCGCCGCCACGCCGGTTGTACCGCTGCCCATGAACGGATCGCAGATACGCTTTGCCTTCGGCAGAAAGGAGAGGCACCATCGCATGAGGTCCAATGGCTTCTGCGTCGGATGGTCGCGCTGCCATCCGTTCACTGGATGCATGAAGTGCTTGGAATTCATGTCGATGTTCGTCCAGCAAAGCTCGACGCTGGCCATGGTTGCGACACCATTGGTCTTCACCCAAATGAGCCACCCACGAGATGCGGGTACCGGGTAGTAGTTGCCGCCCCACAGCATCTTGATCGGGGCAACGCGGTCTAGCGCTTCAAGCAACCCCGGTACCGGCTCGGCGTCCCACTCGCCCAAGGTCTTCATACCGCCCTCGCCAGTGGAAAAGCGCTTAGTCCCGCCCGTCATTTTGTCGCCCAAGCCGTACGGCGGATCGCTGACAATGGCGCAGGCCTGGTCGACCAAGGGCAGAAGTTCCGTGCAATCGCCTCGATACAACGTCGCGTCGCCAATGATGACTTTTTCAAAGCTCATGCTGCCTCCGCTACGGTTTGGGCCTGCTTGCCAAGGGTGGTCAGGAAGTACTCGCCGTCGGCGTTGATCGCCCACAGCTTCAGGTAGTTTTTCTCGACGTAGTTCCGGAACGTCTTCGGCCAGTCGACCTGCAGTTTTCGCTCGCTCACGCCGCCCGGCAGGCACTGGCGGCAGAACTCAGCCCAAGCGAGGGCAACGTAGTCTTCGGGGAGCTTGGCGGTGCGAACGTAGTTCCATAGCGGCTCATAGTCGCGAACCGGACGAAGGCCTTTCGCCTTGCAGTCATCAAGGAAGGTCTTCAGCGAGACACCCGGGTCTTTCCGCTTTTTCCCTTCGATCACGGATAGCCCCCCGACGGGGGGTTTGGGGGGTTCTTTTAGTTCTTCTCTATTCTTCTCTTCTCTAGGTAACGCTCCGCTAACGGAGTCAGCGTTACCTTCAGCGTTAGTCGAGGCGTTAGTTTTGTGCTTCGCGACACGTTTCGCGGTCAGAGCGCGCTCCTTTGCGGTCTTCCCGTTGTGACGATCGAAGTTAGGCAGGCTGACACCGCGCTCGTTCGACACCAACCAGCCGACATTGCACATCGCTTGCGCGAATCCGGTAACGCCGATGATCGAATCGAGTAACGCCAAGGTAACGCCGTCAGCGTTACCTCCAACGGTCTGCTGATCGAACCAACGCCACACCTTGAGCAGCTTCCCGACCGTCAGGTCAGGGTCAGTCCATCCCATCGCCGCGGTGATGGAGAACACTTCCCGCTTCTCGGGCGTGCTCGCCTCGAATTTGATCCATTCGCCGGCCACGTCAGTTCTCCTCGTCCCGCACGATCATGTCCGCCTTGCGCACCATTTCGACCCGGCGGTCGGCAATCTGCGCCTCGTTCAGTCGCGCGCACTCGCGCTGTGCCAGTTCTGCAGACGTCGCGCAGCCGGCCAGGGTGAACACTTGCGGGGCGCCCGGCGTCGGGTAGCCGACGAGGTAATGACCGCTCTCGGTCGGGCCTTTGACTTCGTAGGTCAGCATGATTCGCTCTCGGCGTTCTTCAGCAAATCCATCTGCCGCGGATCGCTCTTGTCGATGACGTAGATGACGGACCAGCCTTCCGGTGCGGCCTCGTCGCAATCCACCTGGCCGGCTTCGACGGCGAGCGCGGATGCTTGGCGGCATACAGCGCTGCGCTGGCCAATAAACAGACATCCTTGGCAGTCGGCGTACACAGGCGCCCTGACGGCCTTGAAACGGATCGTGGTGGGGTCGATGGGCTCGGCGGTATCGCCGGTCCAATTCGGGCTGAGGATGTTCGTCGTCATGGCATGAGCCCCATTGCGCGCAGGATGACGTGCGTACGGTCGCGCGCGTAATCGAATAGGCGCTGCAGGTCGTCCATCGACATGCCGGCCGGCCGCGGCGCGCGGCCGTCGAGAATGTCGTGGCACGAACTGCAACCAAAACAGGCAGCGTGGTCCGGAGCCTTCAGGCCCATGCCCTTGCCGTCAGCGAGACGGTTGGAGTGACAGAGAACGGTCGTGGTGGAGTCGCCGTTGCACACCCCGAGAATCTGCAGTTGGCAGTCCTGGCCCCGCGCGGCGCGGCGGATAGGGGTCATCTTCGGGCCGCGCGATTTGAGGCCGGCCGGCTTCTTGGTGACGTGTCCCTTCGAGTGGTCCATTCGCAGGAAGCCGCTGCGCTTCACTGGCGTCTTGCGCGCCAGCGGTGTCTTCTGCTTCAGCGTGGAGAAGCGTTTCAGTCCGAGGTCACTCATGGCATGCCCCGCACCGGAACGATACGGCGATGCGCTTGCGTGAAGCGCTCGAAGTGGTCAGGTCGGTGATGCATGGTGCCTCCTACGGGCGTTAGGGGATGGCGCCACAGCCGCGGCGCCATCGGTGCTCGATCAAACGATTGCGGGTTCTGCTGCGATGCGGCCGAAGAAGTGCGCCAGCACGTCCCAAGCCGCCGGGATCGTTGTGTCGTGCTTCGTCGTGATGAAGTAGCTGCGACGCGGGGACCGTCTTACGCCAGCCTGTGGACGGAGCATCTTCCACCTGATGACGCCTTCGTCCGTCAGGACCGACAGGATCTTCAAGACCTGACGGTTCGACAGGCCGACTGCCTCCTGAATCTGTCCGGCCGTGATGCCTTGGCTCGTCCTGATCATTTGCAGCACTTCGTCCCGGCTGTCGGAACGGCTTTCGTTCGTCATGGCTTGCCTCCAGTGAGGTGATCAACAGCGGCGCGCAGATTGCACTTTGCTTCCCTGTGCTTGCGGTTGGCGGCGTTCTTCTCGCCTTCCGAAGCGCCCATCGCGGATTTCTCCGTCTCTCGCCACGCGATCGCGCAGTGGATGACTCGTTGTTCAGGTGTCGACATAGTTGGCGTCTCCGGTTCCATAGATCCCCTGGTGCATTTGGACTTGTTGGGCCCGCGCGATGGCGGGCCATCTTGTTTTGTCACTCGCCTGTTCTCGCCTGTTCTCGCTTACGAAAATTCCCGGCGATCCGTCCATGTGTAGGTAGCGTCGTCAAACCCGTAATCGCACCGGAGCGACGCCGAAATTCACCCGGGAGTTAGCACTCGGTATGGCCATCTTCTGGCCACTGATTGCCCATTTACCCTGGCTTTCGGCTTTAGTAGACTGACGCTGTCTGACCCACTCCATCGACAACTCGCGCAGGAGCTCGCTATGTGAGACGTCTGCATCAGTGCACTCTTCATCCAGCGCCACGAACTGGTCGACGCTGAACAAAGCCTTTACAACTACGTTCTTCCTGCTCTTCATCACTACTCCTATCAAGCGGTGCTACAAGGATTGGTGACTGCTACTGCCTGGCGTTGCTGCTACTGTTTTTGTGAACCGTGCTACACGACTTCAGGGATTGCTTTAAAAAAGCTGAGTCAACGACTACTCTGGTATATGGAGTTACGACGCGCGGCGACCGTGCTGCTTGGGCGCCGGCCTGATCTCCGGCCAGATGTCCATCCAGTCGTCGCGCAGGTCACGGCGCGTCACGGCGCCGTCGGTGTACTTCTCGATGAGCACACAGCGGGCGGGCGAGATCGCGGCATCCCCTGTTGCCATTTGCGAAAGGTAAGAAAGTGAGACTTCAAGTTGAGCAGCCAGGCGGGTCGACGAACCGCGCTCTGCATTTAGGTAATCACGAAGCTTCATGTGGTCTCTCGGTGAGTGAAAACTTAACTGGTTTAGTGCACTCTAAACCGAAAGACGCGATAAGTCAAGAATTTGCTTGTTTAGCGAATGCTAATCAAAATACTAGGATGCAAATACAAGACATCCGACGCGCGAAGCTACGCGAGTGGTTCTCCGCGCGATCCATCCCGCCCAAAGAGAAGAGTTACATCTCCCAGCTCCTCAAGGATGGCAATCCCTTTGGTGAGCGCGCGGCCCGGCGCCTTGAGCAGACGTACGGGATGGGTGAGATGTTCCTGGATACCGTCGTTGTGCCCGATGACCAGCCGGTAGCCCCGCACAGCATGACTCGCATTCCCCACTCTGCACCGGGCCCGGACACTCTCCTACAGGCCATTCGTCTGCTTGAGTTATTTCACGGAACTGACGAGCGTGGGCGGGCTGACTTGCTGCGCCTGGCCGAGACCTTGTGCCGGCCCGACCAGCAAGTTCGAGGCAACGAGAACTAATCGCTTCGATTTGCGCGCACGCGCCTTTTTTGGGTGCGCCTGGGCAAGGCCCTCAGCCATTCGCAATGCCTCGTCCTGAGCGCGGTCGTCCATCGAGGCAAAAGCTGCGTTCCATCGTTCGATCTTGTTGGTCATGATGTCTCTTGTACTGATGGCAACAGGAAATTAATGCTATAGAAATCCAAACGCCGCAAAGATGAAAGAAGAAAGGGTTTCCCACTTTTGCTTTCGCTTTTGACGTCCAAAAAGTACGTGTTCCATATAGAAACTATACTCAAAAGCAAAACGCTTCTGGTTCTTTGCATCGCATTCTGGTGGCATATGTGCCACCAAAAACAACACTTTCTTTTCCGCTCGCGCAAAATCGCGCGATGGAAATTTCCAAAGACCAAGAATTAATAAAGAAGACCCTTCGTCTTCCTCGCGCACTGAATGACGAAATCCAGGCTGCGGCGGATGCTCGTGGCGTATCTCTCAATGCGGAAATCGTCGCGAGACTGCAGTCATCATTCAGGGCGGATGAGCTTGCCAGGCTGAGCAACGAAGTTGCGGAGATGAAGGCGTTGATTCGCCAGCTTCTCGCATAGCTCTGGCGGCCCTTCCGCGGCACACGCAATTAGATGTTCTTGGCGTCATATCGAAAGGTGCGCCGGACACACTGGCGCCGCTCCTCCTAGGGCTTCTCGGCTCAAACTACTGTATGGATGAACAGTAGTGTATAGTATTCTAAACCGGAGCGCCACACTGAAATATCGCGCAGGCAACCAGTGTTGACCTAGGGCGTGCAACAAAATTCACGTTTGTTGGAGTCATGCCACTTTTGCAATCTTTCTAATGTTTCCTTGCTGCGCCAGGGAGTAGTATTGATGAGCGAACGGCACGCGCCGATGCCGTCAAGGGAGACAGATATGAAAAGTCTGGCAATGGCAGGGCTGGCTGTATGCTTCGTTTCCGGATGCGCGACAACCACCGACTACACCCCACCAGGCCGCGTGGCCGTGACCAATTCCATCAAGGTGGAGAGGCCGTTCGATGCTGTTTGGGACCAGATGGTCAAGGAGCTGAGTGGAGATTTTTTCGTGATAAATAACATCGACAAAAACTCACGAATTATCAACATATCCTTTTCGAGTAATCACCCCTCTGACTACGTGGATTGCGGGCGTACTGCACACGAATCTAATAGCCTTTTTAACGGTGGCATTACTCAATACAACACCGCAGATTCAGCCACGGTTCGCGCAAATGACGCGATTGGCCGTAGCTACACCTTCAAAAGGACAACTCGGCTTGAAGGACGGACCAACATCTACGTTGCTCCAGAAGGGGATGGGACAAGTGTAATCGTCAATACGAAGTATGTCCTGGGTATCAATGGCGTCATGACCGCCTACGACGGAAGCCAAGTTGGTCAGAAGTCGAAGACTATCGACTTCTCTACGAAAACGCCGGCACTCCCTACAGACGGCGAAGCTGGCTGCGCCTCCAAAGGCGTGATTGAAGGAAAGATACTGTCTTTCGTAAGCCTGCAAAAATAATCCCCGCTCGTGGCGGGGATCGGAATCCGGAGGCATCCGGAACGCGGCCGGCGGGTCGCGAAAGGTGAAGCGTGCGAGCCCCGTCAGGATAGTCGGGGCAGACCACGCCGAGCCGGACCGCATGGAAGGCGTGATGCTATCCATGCGGTTGCCAACGCTGTGACGACAGCACCGGCACGTGCCATGGAAGGGCACGTTAAACATACTACGGGCTAATCGCTCGTGCGCACGAGCTTTCACCGGGACCATCCATGAAAGCGAATGCTACTGCAAGGCAGGTGGGCTGGCTTATTGCCGTGGCCAAGGTAATTGGAGCGATCACCCAATTACTGCGGACCCTCCACGACATAGGCAAGCTGTGACCTGAGCTTGGCGGGTCGGTTCGCGCCGGCCCGCCACTGCTGACTCTACACCCTATCCCATCGGTTTACAACAGGGCGCCCTAAGCGGGCTTTTTCTTAGTTCAGGCCACGGTAGCGGCCGACGACCTCGCGCGCTAGTGCGATCTGATGATGATCGATCTCGTCGTGCTTGCCGTCGACGCGGCCATTGCGCCAGCCATGCCAGAACGAACGACTACGATCACTCCCCGGCTCGGCGGCGCCTCCGAAACCAGCGCGGTAACCCGCCACCATCTCATCCTCATCCAGTAGGTTCAACTCGTCTTTTGTGCGCACTGGCGCAAACTCACTCATCGCATCCTCCGCTAACGCCCTGACGCCGGGCCGGCGCGCCCGAGGTGTTCGGGTAGCTGCATCTTAATGCAACAGGGCGACTACCACCCTCCATACTGCGCACAACGCGGCTTTTTTACGTCCGTTGCATTCCACTCAAAATTTTATCTAAACTGTTTATATTTCGCTTGACGTTGAGTTTAGCGTGCACTAAACTGGGTTCACTGATTCAGCACTTGCAACCAACCGGGAGCCAGCCATGAAATACGCACACATCTTCATCATGCCGGGCAAGAAGGCCCGCCTGGTCATCACCAACACGCCGGCGCTGTGCGAAGGCGTGGTTTCGGACAAGGTCTACGACAGCAAGGCCGATGCGAAGCAGGCTGCGAAAGCGGCCGGCGCCAAGGCCTGGAACTTCTAACCCACTGGAGCCAGCCATGACCACCTCGATGAAGATGATCAAAGTGCAGTACCACTTCGGCCGCGCAATGGCACGCCCGGCTGTTCCGCTGATGCGCGCAACCGGCTTCCGCTTCTCGAAGGCCTGGCGCGGTAACCCGATCATCAACCACGTGGAAGCGAACCTGATGGCTGATGGTTTCGACGTCCCGGCGATCAAGTTCAACTAAGCCATGAAGACGCTCGCTTACGCCATGTTGTTTGTCCTGACCCTGGTCGGCGCAACGGTCCTTGGCCGGTTTCTTTTCGATGCGCTCGATCACGCTGTACATGCAGTTTCTTTGGTCCTGAACGTCAACTAAGGGAGTCGATCATGAAGCCGAGCAAAGAGGAAGTCCGGGTCTGGATGCAGCAACGCCAAGCGGCTCAAACTCCGCCGCAAACGCCGGCGGAAGTGCGCAGGGCATTGGGTTGGCACCTGACCGTCCCGGCCAAGAACACCAACTGTGATCGCTGAGGTTCGTCATGAACGCTACACGCCCCGGCGACATCGCGCTGCGCATCTTGATCGACAACCTGCGCATTGCCAGACATCCGGCCAGTGAATACGACCGAATTTATAACCGCGGCTACGTGGATGCAATCGCACTCTGTCTGCGTCCCGACCCTGCCCTGCTGGAGGAAGCGCGCGCTGAAGTCGACGCGCTCCGATTGGACAAGCCGCTCAAGCCGTACCAGCACAGGGGCATTGAGCAGTCGCACTGATTTCACGGCATACCGCAGCTGGTCGTCGGTAACGCCAGCAGCCATGTGCGTATGGGAAGTCCCGGTTCCCCTCGATCTCCACGAGGTTTTTGGGACGCGCGGCATGGATGGCGGATCGGAAAGACGATCATTTTTCTTGGGGTGGCAATGGAAGAATTTTTCAAGCACGTTGCATTTAGGGATTCTGGCTGCTGGGAGTGGACTGCCGGTACGTGTGCGAACGGACGATATGGATACGTAACCGGAAAGCCAGGGTTTCGAGGTTTCATAGCCGCGCACCGCATGGCCTATCAGATGTTCAACGGCGTACTTAATGCTGGCGAAGTGGTCTGCCATCGGTGCGACAACGGAATTTGTGTGAATCCTGCTCATCTATTTGCTGGGACGCTGAAGGATAACTTCGACGACATGGTAGCGAAGGGGAGAAGCGGCAGCGTGTTTCAAAAAGGGATTAGCCAGGCCGGCGAGAACAATGCACATGCAAAGCTCACAAGGCAGAAGGTATTGGAGATTAGGTCGTACCACGCGAAGCAGAAGTGCACGTACAGAGAACTAGCCAAGATATTTGGGTTGTGCAGCAAGTCGTACGCATGGGCCATCGTTGTTGGGCACGTCTGGAAGTAGATCAAGTGCAGTCCTTCGATATGGATAGGAGCGCAGAAATGTGACAGCCAAACGCACGCCAGCACTTTCGAACACCCCGCGCCCGCTACTGCGGGCAGTTACCGCCCGGAAGGGCATGGAGATACCAGATGAGCAACATGAATCGCACGCCGATGCCACTTGGAGGTGATAAGCCCTTCGAGCGTGCAGATAGCACCGTCTACCAGCTGATGCACCACGGCTGGATCAAAGGCGTCGAGCAGTTCCGCAATCGGATCTGGTTCAACGTCAATGTGGACCGTGAAAGCGGAATCAGCCGCGAGGAAGCCGCCGCCTTCATCGCCATCGCCTGCAACGCCTATAACGGCTTGATTGCCGGGAATGCCCAGCTGCGCGAAGACCTGTCCGACGCCCGCACCGGCTGGGAGCAGGCTACCGAGGCTGTGCGCGAGGCGGAAGCGGTGCGTGAGCAGCTGGTGGCGGCGCTGCGTAAAGCTCTCCAACTCACGGATATCGCATCCGATTGGGACCTCGACGAGGTTGAGATCGACGGTGAGATGGTCGAAACGAGCGATCTCCGCAAACAGTTCCGTGCCGCCCTTGCCGCAGCGGAGGCCGCATGAACGCCATGAAGCAGACAGGCGGCGCCGCCTTCCCTGAATTGAAGGCGCTGTACAAGGAATCGATGTCAAGGTATTCGGCTGTTAGCGAGGGTGGGCTCACTGTACGTGACTACTTCGCGGCGAAGGTGCTGCAGGGCATTTGCGCCCATCCCGATACCTGGGGGATCGGCACGAACGCCAAGATCGCCAGCGCGGCTTACGAGATCGCCGACGCAATGCTCGCTGTACGAGGTGCTGCATGAACGCCCGCATGTCCGAAGAGGAATGGCGCGAAGCAAAGATCGGCGAGTTGAAGGAAAAGAACGCCGCCTACACGAAAGCGCTGATCGCGAAAGGCGACCCGAAGACGATCCACGACGTCGGCAATGACGTCGGCGACTACCTCGCGTTTGCTCAAGACGATCTGAACAAGCTTGTGACCGGCGCACTGACTTTCGAGCAGGTACGCGACAAGGTGATCGAAGCCGATGCTGAAGTTGCCGCGATCGAGCAGGTCGAGAAGATCGAAAAGGACCGCGAAGAACAGGCGCAGTGGGCACGTATCGAGCGCATGGCTTGGAATCGTGAGATTGGGTATCTGATCTAGCTGGACGGATCGCCGCGCACCGTATAACGCGCGGCTTGCCAAGCCCAGGTCAGAAACCGGGCGCCTACTCCGGGCACAGGAGCGCTCGAACTGCGTCAGGTTCCGCATGGCTCTCGTAAGGAGCCGCCACACGAAAGGCGTTGGACTAGCGGTCTAGGTCACGTATTCCCGGCGCCGGGTGACGCGAAACACAGGTTCGAATCCTGTACGCCTTTCGTGTGGCAGTCGCATGACCGTAGCCGCATGGCTAGTACCCATGCCCCGATATGCCCGGCACGAGTGTGCCAAGGATCGGGAGCCGCGAAAGTAGCCCGGCTTGCCACAGCCGAACCCACGCGCTGCGCGTGCTGCACCCACGACAGAAGTTCGGGGATGCGCGCAGCGGACCCAGCCGGACGCCTGCTTAGGCTGGGTCGATTAGCAGGCCACCTGCCGCCCCGAGGGCGCGGCGCCGGACGAGAGTAACCGGCACCCTAACAACAACCGCCGGCGGCGCCGGCCAGAACGAGGAGCAGCATGGACGTCACCTACATCGAGTTCCTGTACCCGGGAACCTTCTTCGCCGAGAGCGGTAGTCGGCGCGTGGAGCGACGCGAGTTGCCCGAGGCGATCCCCGGCCAGGCCACTGGCTACCGCTTCTTCACGCGCACCGAGGTCGACGTCGACGGCGAGAAGCTGGTCGGCCGGCCCAAGGATTACAGCGGCTGGACCTACTTCGGCAAGGAATACAGCGCCGAACAGGTGCAGGCCATGGCAGGGGAGCACGTCCGAATCCTCCGCGACAACATGCGCATCAACGGTTGGACGCGCGTTGTCCAGACGGCGTACGGCCAGTGGTATCCGCTGACCGACGGTGACGTCGTGGTTCCGGATGCCGACATGGAGCGTGCGCAATGACCGCCTCCCGCATCGCTCGCCGCCAGGAGCAGGCCGAGCCAGCAACGCGCCGCGACGTCATCGGATCGCTGCTGTTCTGGAAGCTGGACTTTTTTGAGGCTAACCCGCTGATCTGCTTTGCGGGCTTGGTGATGACGATTGTGCTGTCGTCGGTTCTCGAAAGGTTGCCATGAGCATTACTAAATACAAGACGAAGTGGAGTAAGAACAGCATCGAGCGCGTGGAAGTGCTGCGCGAAACTGAGGCTTTTGTCTACGTTTCAACGGATGGTTGGACGAAGTCCGGAAAGGGTGAGCGACGCGAGGCGAAGCTCGGTGAGTTTGCCCAGTACCACAACACATGGGCTGACGCGCACGCATATTTGATGGCTGATGCTGAAAATTCAGTAACCCATGCGCGCAATAGGCTTGAACAAGCCAAAGGACACCTAGGAAACATCAAGGGCATGAAGCCGCCAAAGGAAGCGCCGTGATCCGCCATACCGCCGCAGCCCTCGTGTTCCTGCTGGCCTTCCTGTTCATCGTGGCGGAAGTGCAGCAGTTGGATGAGATGAACGAAGTTCTTATTTGGAGCCCACAATAATGGAAGTCCTGAACAAAGAAGAAAGCGCCGTCGCCGAGTATCGCCCGTTCTACGCGCAGTTGGTAGAACTGGAGCAGAAGAACGCCACGCTGGTGTTTGACTACGAATCCCCGAAGGGCAACAAGGAAGCGCGCAGTCATGTCAACAGCCTGCGCCTGACTAAGGGCGCCCTGGAGCGTACCCGCAAGGCCGCGAAGGAAGAATCGTTGCGCATCGGCCGCGCCATCGATGCCGAGGCGAGGGAAATCAACGCCCGCATCGAAGCCATGATCACCGTGCACCAGACGGCAATCGACGCCATTGAGCAGCGCGAGAAGGACCGTGTGGCCGCGCTGGCAACCCGCTTGCACGAATTGGCGAATACCGGCGCCTCAGCCTGCACCGCCGCCGCACTGGCCGAAGCAATCGCCGGCCTGGAGCCGGTCGTGATTGGTGACGACTGGCAGGAATACAAGCCGCAAGCGCTGGAGGCAAAGGATAACGCCCTGCGTGTCCTGCGCGGCCGTCATGTCGAGCGTGTCGAGCACGAAGCCCGCGAGGCCGAACTCGCCCGCCTGCGCGCCGAAGCCGCCGAACGTGAGCGTGTCGAGCGTGAAGCCGCAATTGCACGCGCCGCCGAGGAGCGCGCCCGCGCAGAAGCCGCGCGCGCCGCACAGGAAGCCGAAGCCCGCGCCGCTGCCGAGCGTGAAGCCGCCGCGCGCCGTGAACTGGAACTGAAGCTGCAGGCTGAGCAGGCGGAGCGCCGCCGTATCGAGGCCGAGCAGCGCGCAGAACAGGAGCGGATCGAAGCCGCCGCTCGTGCGCAGCGCCAGGAACAAGAAGCCAAGGAGCGCGCCGAGCGTCAGGCTAAGGAAGCTGCCGCCGCCGCTGAACGCCAGGCCGCTGAAGCCGTACGCCGCGAGCAGGAACGCGTCGCAGCCCAGCAAGCCGCCGAAGCTGCCGAACAGGCCCGCCGCGAGCGCGACAAGAAGCACAAGGCCGCAATCAACCGTGCTGCCTTGAATGCACTGGTCGCTGGCGGCATGACGGAAGAATCGGCCAAGGTCGCCGTGACCCTGATCGCGTCCGGCAAGGTTCCGGCAGTATCGATTGCATACTAATCGGAGGGTCAAATGAGCAATGCTCTCGCCATCGTCACCGGCGCCATCCAGGAAGCGCGCGACGACTTCTCGCGTGTCCTGGTCGACCGCAGTATCAGCTTTGAGCGCGAATCCGGCTTCGCGATCCAGCAACTGCAGAAGAACGAATTTACGCTGAAGGTGGCGATGCAGAATCGCCAGTCGGTGATCAATGCCGTGACGAACATCGCCGCGATCGGCATCAGCCTGAACCCGGCGCGCAAGCAAGCGTACCTGATCCCTCGCAAGGTCAACGGGCAGATGGAAATTTGCCTTGACCTGAGCTACATAGGTCTGCTGGACCTCGCAGTAGCGTCCGGGTCGATATTGTGGGGCCAGGCTGAGATCGTTCGCGAGAATGATGGCTTCACGTTGAACGGCTTCGACAAGGCGCCGACGCACGTGTTCAACCCATTCGGCAAGGACCGCGGCGATATCGTCGGCGCCTATGTGGTCGTCAAGACGCACAGCGGCGACTACCTGACAACCGCAATGTCGATCGAAGACGTGCACAACATCCGCGATCGCTCCGAAGCGTGGAAAGCCTACCTGCAGAAGAAGGTAAGCACCTGCCCTTGGTTGACGGACGAAGGAGAAATGATCAAGAAGACCGTCATCAAGCGTGCTTACAAACTGTGGCCGAAAACGGAGCGTCTTGACGACGCGATGACGCACCTGAACCAGACGAACGAAGAAGGCCTCGCGCAAGACCGGCCTGACGACTGGATCGACGTCGCCCCGATGATTGCCGAAGCGCTGCGCACGAAGACTGACGCCGACGCGCTGAACTACTGGAAGGCCCACAACGGCCAACTTGCGAACCAGCCGGCCGACCACAAGAAGCTCAAGGAAGCGATCACAGCGCACCGACTGAAGCTGCGCCAGGCCGCCGAGGAAGCGAACACGATCGACGTGCAGGCTACCGAGGCACCGGCCGCGAGCGCCGAAGACATCGATTACCAACGTACCGCAGGAGAAGCAGCATGAACTTCGTCGAATGCAACCAAGGCACCGAGGCCTGGCATGCAGCCCGCTGCGGAAAAATCACAGCCTCGTGTTTCGCGGACGCCATCAGCCGCTGCCAGAAGAAGTCTGGGTCGCGCAATGTCGGCGATCCGACGGCGGTAGCAGAACGCTACGCGGCAGACCTCGCGATCGAGCGCATCAGCGGTAAGCCACACGGCGAGCCGCCCAAGGCATGGGTTCTGGAGCGCGGCCACGAGATGGAGGCGGCTGCGCGCCGCATCTACGAAGGCCGTACGGGCGCCTTCGTGACCGAGGCGGGCATCTGCCTGACTGACGATGGAATTTTCGGCTACTCGTCCGACGGGCTCTGTGACGATGACGGCCTCATTGAGATCAAGGCACCGATCGATAGCACGAAGATCCTGGCCATGTGGGCAACTGGAGACACGTCCGAGTACGACCATCAGCTTCATGGCGGCATGTGGATCACTGGCCGCAAGTGGACGGATTTCATCATGTACGTACCTGACCTCGCCGCCGTCGGCAAAGACCTGTACGTGAAGCGCGTGTTTCGTGATGACGCCTTCATCGACGCCATGGTCGAGCGCCTTGCGTGGTTCGACCGGCTCGTGCAATCCAACGTGGCAATCCTGCGCAGCGCAGAGGCGTCAATCTGCCTGGGAGAGGCAGCATGACCCTCGAACACGCTAACGAACTGGTAGCCCAATTCCTGCACAACGCTGGCGCCACCGAGTATCCGCATCTGGTCGACGCGGCCGACCTGTTCGACGAAGGCCCGACCGATATCCAGATGCTCGATGCTCTGGTCGAGGCGTTCGATTTGACAGCAGTCGAGATTATCGAGCGCCTGGTGTGCATGGACTTTGCCGCGCTGCGCCGGGAAGTGATGGCATGACCGCCAAGCGCCCCTTTTTTCTGGTTCATGACCAAGCCCGCAACAACGCCGCGCGCTTCTGCATGGAGGCGCCGGCCGGCTGGATGGTTGTGTTCTCCGAGCCTGTCAAGAAGCGCATTCAGGAAGAGAAGTATCACGCCATGATCGGCGACATCGCGCGACAGGTCGAGCACATCGGCCGCAAGTGGGACGCCGACGATATGAAGCGCCTGCTGATCGACGAGTTCGCCGACGAAATGCGACTGGCCGGCACGCCGCTGCATCACGACGGGCGCGTGGTCCCGAGCTTCGACGGGCGCCGCATCGTCCAACTTGGCATCCAGTCCCGCGACTTCTATGTGAAGGAAGCCGCGGCGTTCATCGAGTTCCTGTACGCATTCGGCGCCGCGCGCGATGTGAAGTGGAGCGAGCCAGCATATGACGCAACCAACACGAAAGAGACAGCATGAGCAACCAAGAATTCGAAACCACGTGCACCGCCCTTTCGAGCGCGTTTGCAGAAGCAGGCGCGAAGCTGCTGGACTATCAGCCCCTCGTCAGCACCGCTGTTGCTGATATCCCGGGAACGTCGCCTCAGAAATACGCTGTCGCCGGTACGCTGAAAGGCATTCTGTCGATGGCCGGCAAGATGATGGGCGAGGCTGGCGTTACGGGCCTTGAAGGGCTGACGCGGCATTCGATCTCTGACGGAAACTGGAATCGCACCGACTACTTCAAATGTGCCGACGTCGAGCGTCTTCTCGCCGCTCCTACTGCAGTATCTCAGTCGACCGGCGATCTGACGGAAGAGCAGATCCGAGACGCCGTTCAGGGCATTTACCTTAGCGACTTTCAGGACAATCCCGAAGGTTACGACATCGCCATCGCCCGCGCTGCGATTGCCGCCTATCTGGCAGCGCAAAAGAAGATCAATTATTCGGAGGCGTAGATGGCCGCTTTCACGGTAGAGGAATTGCGTGATCTATTCACTTACGACCCAGAAACAGGTCTGCTTTATATGAAGAAGTCGAAAAAGTACGGCTTCAATCATAGGAAACCTGCTGGATTCGCCAGAAGAAATGGTTACCTCGGAGTGCATGCAAATGGAAAGCAGACATTTGCTCATCGTGTCGCATGGGCAATCCATTACGGTGAGATGCCTGCTGGGTATATAGATCATATAGATCGTGACGTGAAGAATAATCGTATCAGCAACTTACGTCTGGCAACTCCGCTTGAGAATTCTTTGAACTCGAAAGGATGGGGAGCCGTGCAAGCCAAAGGAGTTTATCGGCATAAGCGAGATGGAAAGTATTACGCAAAGATTCGCGTAAAAGGGGAGACGATACATCTTGGTGTGTTTGAAACCATTGACGAGGCGGCCCACGCATACAACAAGGCGGCGATTAAGTTTCATGGCGAATTCGCTTGCATAAACCCGATTGGAACCGACAAATGACTACCACCAATGAAGCTACACGCCAACCGAAAGAGGAGCAGATGGATACCGCAGTTCTGCCGCCTGACGTGATCGCAGCCGCCGAACCGCAGTTTCCGCCCGGGTACTGCACCGACCCGAATGGCGTGATCGTGCCGCCATTTGGAGCCCACCGGGATTACAACTTCGGCTATGAAATCGGATTCCGAGAGGCGTGGCAAATTATGAACGACGCCGTGCGCGCTCGGGATAAGGCCTGCTCCCAAGGAGTCGCACCCACTGCCCATCTGGCAAGACAGGCCCAGGCCAGCCTGCCAACCGAAATGGGCGAGATTCTGCGCAAGGCATCGAACAATCCGGGCCGCACCGCCAACGACATCAACCTGCTGATCCGTGCAGCCGACGAGTGCGACCGCTTCTACGGCGGCATGATGAACTGGAAGGCCAACGCGCAAGGCAAGGACCGCACGATCATCGAACTGCGCGAAAAGCTCGCCGAGGTAGCTCCTGCTGGAGCACAGAACGCCACGGACCGTGATCTCGCATACCTGATCGAATACATCCCGGACGAGGCAGTGCGCAACGAGGCAAAGCGCAAGTTGGCGGCCGGCGCACAGAACGCCGAGGCAATCCGCAATCAGGCGGCATCCGAGAAATTCGTAGGCGTTGGCACCTTGGCCGTCTACGAGGACAAAGACGCGACCTTCGGCTACGCATACGACATCAGCACGAACATGGCCGGGCATAAAGAGCTGCAAAAGTTGGACGGCGCAACGCTGTTCGTTCTCCAGACTGGATCAGCTAACACCCAGGAAGGGGGCGAAGCATGAAAGAGCGCCCAATCCTCTTCAGCGGCCCGATGGTGCGCGCGCTGCTCGACGGCAGCAAGACGCAGACACGGCGAATTATCAAGCCGCAACCGGACAACGATCCGAAAAAGCATCACCCTATCAAACCCTACTGCACGAGCCTGGGCCAGTGGAATTGGGTGCTTGCTGCAACAGGCCACGGATGCGGCGACCCGTTTGATTGCCCCTACGGCCAGCCCGGCGACCGCATGTGGGTGCGGGAGGCCGTTGCCGAAATCAGTTGCCGCCTCACCTACCGCGCTGACACAGACGATGGTGCGCATTGCCAGGTGAAGCGCTGGACGCCAAGCATTCACATGCCGCGCATATGGTCTCGCATCCTGCTGGAGATCACCGGCGTGCGCGTCGAGCGGCTGCAGGACATCAGCGAAGCGGATGCGCTGGCAGAAGGCATCCCGCGCGACACCGGCGTCGGCACGCAGTTCTGCCGCGCGGAGCCGCGAAACGGCTACCAACACCTGTGGGAGAGCATCAACGGCGACAGCAGCTGGGACGCCAACCCGTGGGTGTGGGTGATTGAGTTCAAGCGCGTCGACCAGTCTAGCGATGCCAGCGCAGAGAGGAGCGGCGATCATGAGTAAAGCCTACAGGGTCTATATGCATGGTGAGTTTGTCGCTCATGCTGAAGCGATGACGAGGGGCGAGGCGGTAACGCAGGTTGCCAACAAATACTACGACGGCAATGAATACGGCCTCATGGCTGTGGAGGGATAAGACAGTGACCGCAACCCAAATCAAGGAAGTCCCGGACGGCTTTGTTCTGCTTCAGCGTCACAACGGCAAAGCCTGCTACGCGGCCTGTATGACTGGCCAATTCGCTGGCTGGCTGATGTGGAAACACCCGGACGGCCAGTGGGTGAGCAAGCGCAAGCTGGAGGCATGGGAAGTCATGCAGGTCGAGGACCAGCGCGACGACAACATCGTTCATGAAACCAATAGCGTACGTGCCGGCTGAAAGGACAGAACCATGGATAACCAGACCGCAGGCGTCGACCTGGACAAGCTGCCCCGCCTGTATCGCTTCGACCGATACCAGGGCGCGTGCAAACTGGCAGAAGGAATTGGCGTGCACGCTACCAGCATGGCCGATGCTATCGAGAAGGCGTACGAATTGGCGCGCAAAGAGCGGATGCCCGCTGACGGAATCGACCTTCAGTTCGTCAGCAATGAGCCTTGCGCCGCCGTACGCCGCTGCTCGATCTGCAAAGCATACGAGGGCGCCCGCCGCGCAGAGCCGAGCGTAGCGGCAGATCACGATGAAGCAGTTCAACTGCTGTCGGCTGTATTCGATGCATGGGAAAACGGCGACCCCTGCTACGAAGATCCTGAAACGCAGGGTGGCTATCTCGGCATGGCGTTCCGACTGGATGACGACGTGTTCAACCGCTGCTGCGCGTTGCTGAACCGTTTGAATCCGCCGCGAAACGCCGCCCTCGCATCGCCCGCAGTCAGCCAGAAAGCCGCGCCTGTAGCACCTGCTGACTGGATCAACGCCGCCGTGCGCGACGTGGCCGAACTGCCCGACCGCGATAGCCCCGATGGCCAGCCAGACATGATGCTGGTAAGCGCGGACGAACTTCGCGTCATCATCGAACGCCACGCATCGGCCACACAGCAGGCAGTCGGCCAGATGGACGGGGCGACTGTCGATGCGTACACGGTGGCACTGGCTGTGCGTGACGCCTGCCTCAAGGTGTCTGCTGACTTCCGCTTTCCGGAAGCCATGCGCGCTGCCGAAGCGCTGTTCAAGGTGCGCGGCCTGACGTCCAGCCTCAATCTAGCCGACATCATCGCTACCTGCCAACCTACCGCGCTTACCGACCAACCCTCATCAGGCGCTATGTGCCAACCTGCGGTCACCACGGCAAGCGCGAGCATCGAGAATGAAAGCGAATTGCAGTTCAACGCAACCCGCCTGCGAAATGTTGCACGACTGGTCGGTATGGAAAGCGCCATTCCCCGAGACAACGCAACGCTCGATGGCGCGCGCGGTTCGGTACTTGGAATGATCGCCGGAAAGCTGCGCACGATCCTCGCCCAACAAGGGGCAGCACGGGTGCCAAGCCTCGATGCAATTTTGAACTGCTATTCGCCCGACGACACGGCAAGTGATTACCAAGACAAGATCCGCGAAATCTATGCCTCCCATGCAGCGAATGCTGGCGAGGATACCGAGAAGCCATTAGCGCACGGCCATCGCGATGATTACTACCTTCTGGCAAACGCGCGCAGCTTGATTGAGAGCCCGAAGGCCGAAACCCGCAGGATGCCCAACTGGGTGCTTTCAATGCGATTGTTTGCCACCGGCAGCACCAGCGCACACCAGATTTGCGCCGATGCCGGCATCGACCCCGATGGCTTTAAGGTAGACCGCGCAGCTATCGCCTCCAGCGCGGCACAGGAGGCGAAATGAGCATCTATGCTTTTGAGTGCAGCGTGAAGGATGCGCCGTGGGGGCCGACCATCATCAACAGCACGACGGCAGGCAAGGCCAAGCGGCAATACCACCGCGACGTTTCCGATCCGTGGCCGGACGTAAGATTTATCGACATCCGTGTGCGTAAGGTCGGCGCCCCGCAGACGTCAGACGCTTTCATTCGCAACGCCAAGTATCGAGGCATGCCGGATGTGAAGTGCGGCCAGCGCGTAAAGGTCAGCGGCAACTTCGGGTGGATCGTCGGGCACAACAGCAGCGCGAACTTCGACGTCCTGTTCGACAGCGGGAAATGGGCCGGCGCGACGCTAAACGTTCACCCGTCCGAAATCGCACTGGTCGAACAGGCCGCAGCCAAGGCGGCATCTCACGACACGAGGCCGCTGACGCGCTGCGCTTCCGCCCGCGATGGCGAATGCGTGAATCTCCAATGCCCGCAGCTGCGCGACGGCGAGCCAGGGAAATCGGGCCGCCACTGCCCGCTAGACAACTGGAACGAGGACTGAGCAATGAACGAGAAGAACATGGAAGCCGAGTGCACCGCTCCTTCCGCCCCTATGGGGGAAGAACTGCCGGCGCCGAAGTATCCGCAATTGAACGTGCTGATCGAGGGCATGCGGTCCGAGCAATGCGGCTACACCGCCGAACAGGTCAAGTCGATCGTCGCCCCGTATGCCGCCCATATCCGCCAGCTTGAGCGCGAGCTGGCAGAACGGCAGACGGCGAGCGTCGACACGCTGGAATTCCGCAAGCTGCTTCACGCGATGGGCGCGGCTACAGGCATTCCTTACCACTACAACCGACTCATTGCCTACATCGACGGTCGCACCGCTGGAACGGTGCCGGCCGATCCGTTCGCAGGCCAGCGGTTTCTGAACTGGAATCGCAGCCAGGACAAGCCGCCCGTCGCCATCGGCAAGGAACTCGGTGTAGCGCGCAAGGTGCTGGAGTTCGCTGCAGCCCCTACACCGACGAACAGTGGGAAGGAGGAAGGCAAGTGAGACATCTAATCCCCGCACCGCAATGTCGCCAGTTGGTCGCGGAATTTTTCGGACGGACACGCGGCGGCAGGGAGCGTAATTCGAAAGTGCTCCAGGATCTGATCGAACGTGTCTATTCACAGGGCTACCAAAAAGGATTCCAAGATGCCAAAAGCGAAATACAAACAAAGGACTGACGGCGAAGGCTTCGAGGTGCCAGTCGGAGAGATTTACCGTATGGCCTGCTGTGATTGCGGCCTTGTTCACGACTTCGTATTCGTCAGCGCGGACGGCAAGCCAATCGGTGTCGCAGCACGACGTAACAACCGAGCTACAGCCCAGCGCCGCAGGAAGATGCGCGCCACCAAGGAGGCATGAAATGGACACGCGAGTAATCGCAATCGAATTTGCATGGATCGACCCATGGACGGAAGAATGGTGCTGTGGCTGGCGTATGCCGTGGGATAAGCGCAAGGCAGCGCGATCGTACTACAGCCGCCAGATCAAGAATATGAAGCGCTGGGCCAAGGAGTTTTGCACTGGCCCGCGCACGCCGAAACTGAAACTGAAAATCATCCGGAGCGCGGCATGACCGTGGACATCGAAAAGCTGAAGGCGCTGGCACTGGCGGCAACGCCCGGCCCATGGGAAGTGGATACCGTGAAATCTGAAGGCCACTATGGCACTGACGAAGACGGCGGATACGGCTTCATGGGCTACGCCATCATCGACGAGGAGGGCCGGCCGTTGATGGACAGCCTCAATCGCGACCAGAGCGAGATCCACGAGGACTACGACGGCGAGGAGCTCTACGCATGGGACGAACTGGCGAAACGCGACGCGGCATTCGTAGCTGGAGCCAACCCCGCTGCTGTGCTTGAACTGATCGCAGAGGTCGAGCGGCTGCGGGCTGACCGAGAAGCCGCCGTAAAAGAGGCGTGGCGCGCGAATGCTGAACTCTCCGCACTCAAGAGTGCGGCTCCCGCAGCTGGAACGGTGGAGAAGGATGCGACTTATTGCGTTCTGAAGTCGATTATCGAAGATGGCTATCTGTCAGACACGAATACTGCACGGGGTCACGCCGCTATCGACGCGCACAACGCCCGGAGAGAGAAAGCATGAAAGAACGTGGTAGAGACCGCCGCAAAGGCGCGTCGTCGTATTTCAGCAGCCCGATCAACGACCGGCGCCGGCCGAACTACGAACGGCGCGTCGGTGCTGTGCCGGCGGTGCCTGGACTGGTGCGCCCGGGTGTCGGTGAGGCTGTGCCGCCGGTCGAGCGGCGTCGGTATCTGGATAGTGGGATGGAATAAGGGAGGAGAGCATGCAAGAGAAGAAAAATCAATCGCGTTACGTCACCCTGCGAGAGTGGGCGGCTTTGATGTTCTCGAAGATTCCTCACGAGAACACCCTACTCCGTTGGGTGCATGATGGACGGATTCAGCCGCAACCCAAGAAGATCGGCAAGTCCTGGCAGGTAAAGCGGGACGCACAGTACGTGGCGGACTAAGATGGGGCGTCGTCGTCTTGCGAAGAATCGCGCCCTGCCGCCGAACCTGTACCAGAACCCGGCAGGGTACTACTATTACCGAAATCCCCACGAGAAGACGCAAAAAGGGCTTGGCCGGGACAAGGCGCACGCCGTACAGGAGGCGCGGTCGGCAAACGCCGCGCTGGCGACGCGCAAGCCCTCCTCTCTCGTCGACTGGGTGATGGGCAAGACGGAATACACCCTGGAAGGCTGGCTGCCGGTGTACAAGGAACTATGGCTTGAGAAGAAGAAGCCGCGCGACAACACGATTCGCTCCTGCACGATGTACGTCAAGCGCATGGCCGAGGCGGATATCGGCAAGCGGCGCCTGCAGGATATCTCTACCGCTCACGTGGCGAGGTTTCTGGAGGACGTGGAAAAGGAAAGCGGCAAGGCGACAGCCAATGCCGTGCGGGCACGCATGAGCGACGTATTCCGCTGGGCCGAGACGCAGGGCCTGATCGAGGTCGGACGCAATCCGGTATCGGCAACCAGGGCGCCAAGGCCGCAGGTGACGCGCGAGCGCCTGTCGCTGGAGCAATTCCATTCCATCCATGCTAAGGCGCCGCGGTGGCTCCAGCGTGCCATGTATCTCGCCCTGACGACCGCGCAGCGCAGGGACGATATCGCTGGCCTGAAGTTTTCGGACTGGCGCGAGGGATATTTGCACATCACCCAAGGCAAGAGCAACGGAACTGTAAAGCTCCGGCTGAGCGGGGAGATCCGGCTCGACAAGGTCGGCGTGTCGATCGGCGAGGCCGTGCAAGCATGCCGTGACCTCATTACGACGCAATACCTCGTGCACCACGTCGAGCACCAGGGATCGGCCAAACCGGGCGACCGGGTAACGAGCAACGGCCTGTCAAATGCCTTCCAGAATGCGAGGGAAGCGGCGGGCATCAAGGCGGCTGAGGGCCGGACCCCGCCAAGCTTCCACGAGATCCGCAGTCTATCGGAGCGGCTGTATCGGGAACAGTTCGGTGCCGCGTTCGCCCAATCGATGCTTGGTCACAAGACCGCCGCCATGACCGACAAGTATCATGATCTCAGAGGTGACTGGCAGGTTATTGCAGCCTAAGACAGCCAAGGATTTCAGTAAAATTTTATACGAATTACTGTAAAACCCTCTGAAACCCGCATGGATGCTAGTTCGCTAGACTGGCTGTACTTAACATTGGTGGCCGGATATTTTCTAAAATAAATCAGTAGCTTGATGCTTAATCGAGCATTATACCGTACCCACTTACCTCCACTGTATAGGCCTAATGTAAACAATAACTTAGACCTGTATTTTAGTAGGCCAACGCGTCTAGTCTCCAGCCAGCCGTATCGACCACTCCTGCACGTACTCGGAGCCATCCGGCGCGCGCTCCGTGCCGTAGAGCAGCATGCCAGTGGCCGTCATCGTGATCAGTTGGGCGTCACGCAGTTCCGGGATGAGCGGGCGACGCTGCTGGTCGTTCGGATCGTACAGCTTTGCCTCGGTCTGGTGGCCGACGATCGCGACAGAGAGCTCCCCGCGCACGCCGGGGCTGGCGGAGATTTCGCGGTCTGCTAGGCGCCGGCCGCGCTGTCGAAGTCGTTTGACGATGCTGTACATTTAAACAGTATATCAGCCTACACTGTGTAGACTTCGCGCTCTTCCGGCGTAGCGACGCAGGCCTTACCAAGCCTAGCGCGCACCTCCTGGATCGGCAATACACGGCGCCCGACCTCGCCATATGTCTTGGACCGCAGCACGATCGTGATCGACTTCCGATTCCGGTATCCAGCGTCGTGTGCCCACTTGTCGAGCGCCGCCAGATGGTTGAATGACTCGACGAAGATGCCGGGATGCTCCTTCATCACCATGCCGTGGTGCACATGTCCGATGTCCACGTAATGAAATTCCGTCTCTCCGTAATCCTTCCGGTAGTCGGTCGTCATCACGTGCGCCAGTTGCTGCGGTCGGCACTTGTCCGAATGGTGCGTCATCACCAGCGTATTACCCATGCGGTAGGCGATGAACACCGAGTCGTTGTTGAGCACATGGACTCGACCCGTGTGTCCATAGGCTACCCGAAGCAGTTCCGCCATCCAGATATCGTTCGTGCGGCTGTGGTTGCCCTGGTTGACGATGACGTCAACGTGCCGAGCCTTCGTCAGCGCCTTTTCGACGATGAAGCGCATAACCCTGGAATAGACCTTGATCATCTTCGGGAAGCGCGTGTCGCAGTCGAGTCTATGTTTGCTGGCTTGAGTTTCGCCTTCGAAATTCTCGAAGTGAGTGGCGTCGCCGAGATCGTTGATGACCAGGCGCTCACAGGACGGCAACTCGTCGATCAGGATGCCGATCGCGGCACACAGTTCCTGCTCGGCGATCTTGAGGTCAAAGTTCTCGCCCACCTCGCTTGCATGGGCGAGCATTCCCAGATGGGCGTCCCCGATTTGGATCCACGGTATGACGTCTGACTGGAAGTCGAGCGGCGCCGGCGGCGCTTGGATTGAGCCGACATCTTCGATAAAGCCATTGATCGCCTCGCGTATGATTTCGCGCTGCCGTTCCAGATCGATCGCCGACTTGACCCACTGCCCCGTGGGATTCCCGTTCTTGTCGTAATACGTCGATACGCCTTTGACCAGAAACCCGTCTGGCACGATGTGCGTCATGTCGTGCGCCGGCGAGTAACCCTGACGCGCCGCCGATTTTTCGACACGATCGAGCGCCGCGCAGATCGTGCCTTTGCTCACGCCCAGCGCACGTGATGCCGGCCGGATGCCACCGTGCTCTATCACGGCATCGAGGTACAGGGCTTGCTGGGGTGTAGCGAACTGACGCAGTTGCGGGTCGTATTTGCGAGCTTCGGTCATGCGTACCTCACGAGTTGATGCGTGCCTGCACCAGGGCGAGCAATTCCGCATCGTTGGCTGTGGCGCGGATATCGTCGGCCCATATCGGCACGCACCCGCGAGTTTCGGTCTTGACGACGTAGAAAAGCGCGCCCGGCTCTAAAGCAAAGGCGCGCATTTTCCGCAGCAGTTCGTCCATTGCTATTTCGAAGGCGCGTCGCCCGGCGCGTTCTTGGGCCATGCTTCGATCAGGGTGCGTTTCTCCGAATTCAGTCGCTCAGCTTCCTCTGCCACTTCTCGACGTCGTCCTGAGCACTCTTCAAGAAGCTTCCCGTAGGTACTGGTGAGCGCACGTAGGGCATCGGCGGAATAGTCGGGCACTGCGCGGTTGATCTTGGCGATGGCGTCGCGCAGGCTGCCAGTAGCAGCAGCGGAACTAGCAGCCAGGCTGCGGATAGTCTCTTCACGTTTGGCTCCTTCGGTTGTGGCAGCTTCGCGCTGGGTGCGCCACGCCTCGGTGACGGCGCGCGCGGCTTCCTTGTCCTTGGCGATCTGGCGATCCCACTCGGCGCGCACTTCCTGCCGGCCGATCTCGCGTTCGTGCTCGAGGAACTGGTGAATGCTCGCCACGACGCCAACGGCCAAGGCGCCGATCACGATGATCTCGAGCAGCAGCTTGTATCGGGATAACCCGAGCATCAGAGCGGCAATCATCCGCGCCACCTGTCAGCCATCAGCGTGGCAGCGGCGTAGATGACAACGATGCCGGCAGTGATCGCACCGGCCGCCATGCCAAGGAAAAAGGCGTCACCGGTACTCATGTCAACCCTTTCAAGCACAGTTCGCGCTCGCGCTGCCGGCGCTTGGTCAGCCCCGCCACCTCACGCCCGCCTACCTTGTTCCACAGCAGCAGCGCATTACAGGCACCGACCATGTCGCCGGCGTTCGTCTTGCGCGCCATGCTGCTCGAGCAGAAGTTGGCGACGCCGATGTTGTACGCCGCGTCGACGAAGGCCACCTTCTGACCGTCCGTCAGGCGCTCCAGATGGATGCACTTGGCGATGCCGGCCGCGTGCCGCTCAAGGTCGCGATCCAGTTGCGCGGCGCACTCCGCGGGCGTGTACTCCCTGCCCCACTGCGCGTTCTCTGTTGCACCGGTGCAGTACGTCAGGACGCCGCCGAGATCGCGATAAGTGGTCAGTTTCGTGCCCTCCTGCGCCGGCGTGAACAGCAGCAATCCAGTGGCGGCAGCAGCGCCGACGAACGCCGCCAAGCCTCGCTTGCCGATCCTATTTTCCGTTGCCATTGGAGAGCTCCGTTTGTGCCAGCACCCGCGCGCCAGTAGCGGCGATCGATACACAGGCGGCGATGCCGGCAAATACGCCGGGCCTGATGGATTCCGGCTGCACCAGCTGCACGACCAGTTCGGCGGCACCGAAGATCGCCGCAGCGATGTTGAATTTCACCGACCACGCCTTCTTGAGGATGGCCTGCCAGTCGTCGACGAGAGAAATATTCATGCCCTACCCCTTGAAGAAGTGCTGCACCAACCACGTCACAAGACCGCCGACCGCCGACGCTGCGCCTCCGATGACCATCAGCGTTTTCCAGCCTCCACGCGCCTCGGAAAGAGTAAGCAGCACCTGATCGAGCTTGACGGTCAGTTGCTGGTTACTCTCTTCGACGGCAACAAGGCCTGCGCGCAGATGCGCCACCTCCACCTCAAGGCGCGCGATGGATATCCTGGCCGTGGCAAGGGCTTCTGCTTGATTGAGTTGATCGTTCACGGTGAGCCCGTAAAAAAGCCCGCATGTGCGGGCGGGTTGGGAGGAAGCGTTTGACGATCATCGCCGGCTCGGTGAAATTCAGGTTGAATTTTCACATCACCATCACAACCGGCCTGCGTAATATCGTTGCGCCTGTCGGCGTTTTGAAATATACGTTTCGGCGTCGCCCCAAGAACAGCTGGAATCGGTTGTCGTGGATGGCCTTGATCTCTTGCGCCGACAAGATGCGATTCCAGAAAAGCGCAATTTCAATATTTCCATCCCAATCACCGTTGCCAGCAGTTAAAAAGTTAGCGGTGCCGATCCTCAGGGACTGACCCGAATCGGAAGCATTCGTGCCAGAGCCGGCGCCGTTATAGGATACGCCTGCATCCTGGCCGCCTATATAAAGATTCAAGCCTGAACTTATAGGAGGAGCCCCCCACTGAACCGCCGCTGCGACTGATGTCCATGTCCGTTGCGGAAAACTTGCAACCGACTGTGCGTTCGTATTAGTGGAACTGTTCTCACGAACGAGGAGAAGCTTGCCACTTGTTACGCCAAGCGCCCACCCAATATTGTTTGAGTTTGAGTCATTCCGGCATGCGAGCGCACCGACATTGCTCGTCGTATGATCGCCATACACCCACATAAAAACTGTGCCGGGATTGCTGCTACTGGCGAAATTGACCACGTTGGCGTCAAGACCAAAATCCAGATAGCTCTCGCCGACAGATATACCGTTGAATTTGACATTAGCCCCGCCGTCCCCAATGCCGCCAGTAGGCTTCTTAGCACTGCCAGCACGTGTTCCGGCAGCACCAGTCACCAAATTACGTAGCGACCCGTCTCCTTGCGAAATACCTGCGAACTTCAAACCTTGCGTAATCGGATTTGCCCAGTTAATGCCAAGGACATTTTGTGTTTGCGACGGATGGCGCCGCAGTGGAGGAATGGCTGGCATATTACGTGGAGACTACCGAGTCAAGAGAAACATACCAGCCAATCACGTCGACGGTTTGCCCTGACGCGGCGGTGATACCCTGGTTGCCGGATGCGCTATCGACCACAAGGCG